GCCAGTAGCCGCTTGGCGTTCGCCTCGAATGTGCGGTCGGCGACGGCCTCGCGCGCCTGGTCGGCGGCTTCCCGGGCCCTGGTGTGGGTCAGCGCCCACCGGACCTGCTCGCTGGCTTCCCCCGGGCTAGTGAAGGTCGGCAGCATCCCCAGCAGCTCGTCGCCCTCGCCGCGGGGCTCGCGGGCGAACCACAGCCCGCACGCCGCCATCTCGATCTCTCTCGGCCCACACGCCCACCCCGCCGACAGCTCGGGCCGCTCGGCCTCGCGGCGGTACAGGTTCAGGCCGGCCCGGGCGCTCCTGTACACGGCGGCCGTTTGGTCGTTGTCGAGGCATTCTTTCTCGTCGTGGGCGACCCACTTCCGCAGCGGCGAGTCGGGGCCGAGGAGCTGCCAGTTGCCGGCGAGCAGCACGTTCAGGCCGTCGAGGTCCATCCGCTCCAGGAACTCGATCCTTGAGGGGAACCCGGTGGCCACGAACGCGAGGTCGGCGGCGAGGTCGGGGTGGGCGGGGCCGGGATGGTGGACGCTGGGGCGGTACGCCTGCGGGACGTACTCGGCGCGGGTGACCTCGCGGAACCGGTCGAGGTTGGTGGGGTCGTTGACGAGGCTCAGGTTCGCGTGGGCGGCGAGGGTGATCTGCTCGTCGTCCTGGTAGGGCGATTCGGTATGCACCAGCACGACCTTGTGGCCGCGGGCGCGCAGCAGGTCGAGCAGGTCGGCGGGGACGAACAGGTAGGAGATGACCAGGACCACGTCGGGCCAGAACTGGTAGCACGCCGACAGGATGCCATTCGCCGCCAAGGCGATTGCTTGCTCGTGGGTCAGCGCCTTGCGCAATTGCAGGCTGCCGTCGGGGAGCTTGCCGGTGTCGATCAGCGCGCGGTCGTAAAGCGTCAACCTGGCGTCCAGATTGAAAACGGACACCTGCTCGCCGAGTTCCTGGAGCGCCTCTACCCAGCCCGCGTGCACATCCGCCACGGACCAACGAGGGCCGGGGTGGCAGACGAGCCAGCGCATCAGGCCAGCACCGTCACGAGGAACTCCGCGCCGAGGTAGCCGACCTCGTTCCAGGTCACCAGCCCCGCGTTGGCCACGCTCGCAACCACGGCGGCGTCGCACACGCCACCCAGGTCGGGGTCGGCCTCGATCGCCGCGAACACCGAGTCAGCCCCGGACGTGTCCAGGTAGCCGTCGAGCTGCGACTGTGCCGGGGCGCCCTGGGCGACCGACACCAGCAGCAGAATCGAGAACGAGTAGTCGTGGCTGACCGTGCTGGTGGCGTAGGTGATCGCCGGGGAGGCCATGCGGATCACCGCGGCCGGCGTCTCCACCTGGCCGGGCGACTCCGGGTACACGCCCTTCAGGCTGGCGATGGTGCCGAGGCGAGTCGCGAGGCCGGCGCGGAGCTGCGCGAGGGTGGCCAAGGGCTAGACTCCTTGCATGGAAGATGTAGACGCCATCCAGGCAGGGCACATCTGCAGCCTCACCACCCACGCCGATGATTGCGTGTTCGAGTGGCGACCCGGAGCGGTGTCCTGCACCTGCGGGACGCTGCGGGACTGGGTGATGCTCCCCTGGCAAACCCGACTGGCCTGCCCGGCGTGCCTCCGGTTCTGCGTCCAGGTCGCGAAGGCGGCTACGCGAACCCGCCGAGGTACTGATAGGGCGTCAGCAGGCTTGTCACGTCGGCGTCGCGGGCGGTGATCCGCACCGGGCCGAAGTCGCCGAACCCGCCCTCGTTGCCGAACGGCACGTCCTTGCGGCGCCATAGCCGCGTCGCCAGCAACGTCGTCGCTGTTCTCACGGGCTCGGGCACCTGGCTCCACCCATGTCGCGCGGTCACTTGCAGGGTCGGGCGCTGGCCGCTGCCGTAGGCGATCGGGTACGGGAACGTCTTGGCGCCGACCGCGACGATCTGGCTCCACCGGTAGGCACCGCCGTTGGCGGAGGCGTTCAGCGGCTCCAGGACGAAGTCGGTGTCGATCGCCCAGGTCGTCTCGAAGGTGCCGTCGCCGTCGGCGTCGGTCTTCACGACCAGGCCGGTCACCGAGCCGATGTCGTCCACCGTCGCGCAGTACGGCTCGCGGGTGCGGTAGGTGCGGACGGTGGCGACGGGGTCCAGGTAGAACTTCCGGCCGGGCCGCGAGCACCAGTCATCCACCGCCCGGGACGCCGACCGCAGTGCCTGCTCAAGCTGCCCCGGGTCCAGCGCCAGCCGCACATCGTCGCCCAGCGACGCGCGCAGCTCCCCCACCGTCGCGTACAGCGTCCCGGCCAGGTTCGGCTCGACCAGGAACGCCCCATCCTCCGCCGTCGTCGCCGCACCGGTGGCCACCCACCTGAACGTCCACTCGCCGGCCTGGTCGGGCGCGACCGTCGCCTGGTAGACCCCGGTCGAGGGATTGCTGACCGAGGCGGCCGGGTTGGTGCCGTCCGGCTTGGTCAGCGTCAGCGCCACGGTGGCGTTGGTGAGGGTGAGGACGCCGCCGACGAGGGTCTTGACCGTGAACGTCAAGAGTACGGAATCACCTAAATCGTACGTAGCCGGCATATCACCCACCCTTCTCGCCTAGCTGGTGTCCCGGTTGTCCGATTTAGGTATAGTCAAGGAGGAAAGTAGCGGTCCATGTCTGGCCTGAGGCTTTTGTCCCTTGTGCGGACACGATCCGGTTCAGCAGCGGCACCGTCGAGGCCGCCGCGTCGTTCGCGGCCCCTTGATCTATTCCTGCTTCCGCCCAGACGATGTTCGCGTCGCCGGTGCCGACCGTGGAGACGAACGACAGCCGCCGCACACCGGTGCCGGTGCCGACCACGCCGTCGCCGGTGACCCGCTGCCACCAGCGGTTCGCCGTTCCTGTCGCTGCTGACAGATCGGTCTGGCCGCTCGCCGCCGCGGCAGTGGCAGTTCCGACGCCGATGCGGGTGGTGGCGGAGGCGTACGCGGTCGAGCTGCCACCGGTCGCGCGGGTCAGGATGCGATCCCACCCGCCGGTGGTGATCAGGTTGCCGGTGTCCTCGGTCACCGAGTAGGGACGCACGCCGAACCGGTGGAACTCGGGCCAGTTGGCCTGGATGAACCCGCGCTGCCCGACTGGCTCGCCGCCGAGCTTGCGGGAGACCCAGCTCGACTGGTCGTCGTCCCAGCGCTGCACGACGATGGTGCCCTTCTCGCGGCCGAGGTCGGGCACGTACAGGCCCGCCTGGATGCCGAACAGGTCCGACCCGCGACCCGACTCACTCACCATGTACCTCCATGGGAAAAGCCCCGTCCTGGGTGTCGGGGGGGCATGCTACGGTTGGCGTGTTGGGCGATAACCAAGCTCGGCACCGCACCACCGGCAACATCCGCCCGAGGGCATCGGGTGGCAGCGCGGGGAGCCTTCTTGCGCAGTAGGGCACGGCGTTGAACCGCGAACCGACAGGCTGGCTCCGGCTGGTGCTGAAATCCCCGCAAGACGGGGAGGACGCCAATCACTGCTGACCTCCTGTGGGCGCTGGCCACCCGGCCAGCGCCTCGTAGGCGTCCGCCCACCTGCGCCACCCGGTCTGGATGGTCCAGCCCGCCGCGACCGCCTTGGCCTTGGCGCCCATCTCCTCGCGCATGGCCTGGTCGTGCACCAGGTCCCGCAGCCGCCCGTACCAGTCGGCCTCCGTCCGGCAGAGGAACCCCGTCACCCCGTCGACGACGAACTCGCGGTACGGGTCGATGTCGCTGGCGACGACGGGGATGCCGAGCGCGGCCATCTCCAGCGCCTTGATCGGCGACCGGCAGCGGTTGAACGGGGTGTCGTGCAGGGGCGCCAGGGCGATGTCGAAGTCGATCTGCTCGTAGTAGTCCCAGATGTTCGGCTGCCAGTCGGTGAACCGCCCGCGGTGGCCGACCAGCGGGCGGTAGTCGTGGCCGACCATGTGCAGGTCCGGCGGCTCCGTCAGCCCGTTGAGCAGATCCTTGAGGGGCTGCTGGATGAGCACCAGGTCCTGCAGGTGGGTGAACCCGCCCGCCCACCCCACCGTGACCCGCTCCCGGCGGGGCCGCTCGAGCGCCAGGAGGTCCTGGGCAATCTCGCCGGTGTCCTGACGATGGTGGACGCGGTCATGGTTGCGCGGGGCGACCTCGGGCTGGACGTGCCGCTCGAAGAAGTGCCGCACATCCAGAAGGAGGTCATCAGCCAGGCGCGCGCCGCCAAGGTGCCGGTGATCGTCGCCACGCAGATGCTCGAGTCGATGGTGACGCATTTGAGGCCGACGAGAGCCGAGGTCTCGGACGTCACGACGGCAATTTTCGACGGCGCGGACGCGATCATGTTATCGGCGGAGACGGCGACGGGCCGATATCCGGTCGAGGCCGTGGAGGTCATGGCGCGCATCGCCGAGCGAGCCGAGCAGGCGGTTCTGAAGGACGAGACCCGCCGCCGGCGCCATGAGCGCGTCGGCGTCGGCTTTCCCGAGGCCGTGTCCGACGCTGCCGCGACGGCAGCCCACGTGCTCGCCGCCCGCGCCATCGTCGCCTT